TGGAACGCAACTCACAAAAAACCAGAAGAGAAGTTTGAAGCATCGCCATTTTGTTGGGTAATTGATTTTGAGGTAGTGAAATGAGCATCTACATCTGTACAATCTGCAATCAACAAAAAGACAGCGATTTTAACTGCGCTAAATTAGACGGCAAAGAATGCTGTGAGGAATGTTTTGGAGAACATGAACCAAACGAAGAAACCCAACAAGCTTTTTAATAACTTAAGAGGAAATAATTATGACAAATAACGAACAAACTTTGCTTAATATGACAAAGCAATCTGAAAACTCTAGACGAGAAGCGTATTTAAAACTTATGCAAGAAACAAGTGCCGCTATTTTAAAAGTTAGTGCTATTCGGCATTCTTTTTTTTACGCATCAATGTTAAATCCAAATTATAAGCCAAATGACAAATAAAATGCCGGTTCGCGCCGAATGTGAAAAAATTCTCATTGACCCCAACTCAAAAGACGGAATCAAAAAAGTGATGCATTACATGCAAAAACGCATGGATCAAATTGATGAAACTAGAAGAAGTTTTAAAGTTCAATATCCAGATTTATTGCCAAATGAAGTTGATCTTGAAGCGTAATGATAGTTATGTAAAATAATGGTTACAATTCAACAATAATTAAGGTCTTTAAAAGTAAAAATGACAATAAAAGTTCTAAGTTTATTTGATGGAATTGCAGGATGTCAGCAAGCACTAAAAGAGCTCAATATTGATTGCGAATATTATGCTTGTGAAATTGATAGATGGGCAATTCAAATAGCAAGAAACAATCATTTTGATATTAACCATCTCGGATCTTCTTATTGTGGATTGGATGTTAAGGATTTTTTGTGTGATGAGTGGGAAACTACAACAAAAGAACTACAAGATATTGGAGGATATACAAAACATAAAGAATTTATTGGAAACACTGATTTGCTAATAGGTGGCTCGCCATGCCAAGACCTATCAGTTGCAAAAAGAAGCGGAAAAGGTTTAGATGGAGATAAAAGCGGCTTATTTTTTGAATATTTAAGAATCCTAAATAAAGTTAAACCTAAATATTTTATTCTTGAAAATGTCGCATCAATGAAAGCTATTGATAGAGATAAAATATCTAAATATCTTTTTGATATTGAGCCTATTAAAATTTGCTCTTCTTTGCTTACCGCTCAAATGAGAAAGCGTCTATACTGGGTGGGATCTTTACAAGAAGACGGAAATTATAAGAAAGTAGAAATTGAACAACCAGAGGACAAGGGAATTGCTTTAAGAGATATTATAGAAAGCGGAGATACAGAAAAGCTTAAATCATATTGCATAACTGCAACCTATAGTAGAGCTTGTCCAGAAGACTATTTTAATCATGGACAAAGGCAACTTATTTTTAAAGGCTGTGCGTTAAGGGGAAGAAATTTAGTTGCTGGAAAAAGAAAGGATGTTTTAGGGGCAAAGACGGAGCAAAGATTAGAACTTAGGAGTAATGAGAAAATTAATTGCTTAACTACTGTATCTAAAGATAGTTTGGTGGCTATTAAAGATATGGTCAGGAAATTAACGCCAATTGAATGCGAGAGATTACAAGGCTTTCCTGATGGATATTCAGAAGGCGTAAGTCAAACTCAAAGATATAAAGCTCTTGGAAATTCTTTTACTGTCCCAGTTATTAAACATATTTTGAAAAACATTATTACTTCCTAGACCGCCACAACCAAACACCAGTTATCGCAAGAGTAATTACAGCAGCCCAATAGCTTAAATAATAAATTACCCAAAGCCCAACAATAACAATTAAAGGCAGAAAATAACGCCATGTTTTTTCAAGTCCTAGTCTGTCCCATTCTGGCTGCGTGATTACATTGACAAGGAAAGCCTTAGCAGCAGATAAAAACCTTTTTGTGAGCGATTCTACTTTTGCTTTGTCGATAATGATCTGATCGGGCGTTTCTTTGATTGGAGATTTCATATAAATTTATCTTAAGTTTATCTAAAGGTGTCGAATTCGACACCTTTAAAAGTTACTAGTAACAACCCATTTTCCATTTACTTTTGTCGCAGTTCCAAAAAAGTTGCGGTTTTTAGATTCATCCATGCAAGTTTGAATATGCACGCAATTCCGCTCGACGAAGCATTTATCCACGCTAATTTTTGACTCTTTAATTTTTAAAACTGCTTCGTAAGGATCAAGCCCCTTAATGTTAAAATCACAAGCCAAGAATTGCATGTGCCAACTATTAGGCGCGCCACCGATTGCCTTGTTTAATTCAGAAGAGCGAAACCCGCTTGAAATAATGATTGGCAGATTAATTTTATCGCGTAGCTCTTGCATTTTATCCGCAAGCACCATGCCAGCAATTAATTGATTTTGATTTGGGGTGTTGTCAGTTCCTTTTTGTTCAGCCGTGTTTGATATTATAAAATCTTCTGGCTTAAAATTAGGGCGGCGTAAGTTTTCAAGAGTAAGCATTAGTCGTTACAATTTTCAAATTTTTTGCAATCATCCTGCTCTTTATGAGTTAGGCTATCAAAACACTTATTACAAACAAATTTACAATTCGCAATAACTGCATTTTCTTGATTGATGGAATATTGGTTTCCTTCATAAAAATATTCCATGTGCGCGCCATAGCATAAGTCTTTACTCGGCTCGCTTTTTTGTGAGTTTTTGCACGAGTTTAGCGCGCTCAACATCAGTAAGCTTGCGAGCTTCATCCACATATTTGTTTTTTTCCTGAACTTGTTTAGCTGTTTGTTCATTTTCTAATATTTCAATTGATTTTTTACCTTTTATAAAACCATAAGCCAAAGCGGTAAATATTGCGCTAAGAATCAGTAAAAGTTGTTTTATCATATTTTGTAAATTTATCGTTTTTTGCAAATTTATCTATGATAGTCCCAAAAAGCAAAGCAATTCCTGAGTAAATTAGGCTATCAAAAGAATTGTCTATATTTGAGAAATTAGCAAGCAAAGTCTCAATGTGAATTGCTGCGTAAATATTTAAAGCAACTTTTCCCAAAAGTCCAGTGCCAATAAGAGTTACGCCAACAACTCGCTTAAGACTAAGCTTGCCGCTTTTTTCACAAAGTATTGATAGTTTACTTTTTTTCATTGTTTTTGGAAATTGCTAAATCAATCCGAGTTTCAACAAGCTTTTCAAAATTTTTAAAATTCTTGTCCATGTCTTCAAATTTGATCTTTATTAGCTCAAATAAACCTTCGACAGTAGTTTTATATTTGTGTCTAAAAGCTTCATTATCTTTTTGCTCTTCAGTAGTTCGTCTATCAACTTCATCAAGTTTTAGCTCTACTCTTTTAAAAGTTAAATTCCAAAAAGTTTTAGCTACAATCACGATAAAAAAATTTATAAAAGCAAATATAAAAGAAATTAATCAAGCTATTTTATAAAAAGAATCTAAATCCATATATTATTTTGAATCTGCTTCTTTTTGGATTTTTCTGATGTAAGAAACTATTCCAACAAAAAGGTCTTTTAATAACATGCTTTCGCCAATACTTTCTCCAGTAATTGGATCAATCAAATCAAAAGTCTCTGAATTAATTTGTGAAAGACTTATCATTTTATCAAGATTATTTGAGTAGCCTTGAATAATATTAGTGTCGCCTTCGGAGTCAACAATGGCTTCGACTTCGCTAATCGTCAATCTAACTCTTTCAGATTCGGAAATTCCGTATCTAATAATGATTTCTTGACCTCTGATGAATGGTTTTCCTAAAGTAGTGTTGTAATTTCTGTTAGTCATTTTGTTCCTTGTTTTTTTAGTTAATTAATTAGAATGATTGGTAACCTTGAGCATTAAAATAAACAGCGCCTGTGGCTGAAGCTGTTAAAAGAGCCACGTTTAATTGCGTTGCGGCTGCTCCTTTTAATGGCGTTGGAAATTCTACATGTGTCAATGGCAGTCCAGCTAACGGGATTTTTGTTCTAAAAATAATATTAGCGCCTTCTTTAATCACTAATTCCGTTGCCGTTGCCAATGCTTCTGACATAATAGTTATTGACGTTATGTAGTTTCTAATGTTGGCAGCACCTGCGGTTTTAATTGCTACGTCTGCAGTGCTATTTGTAATACCACCAGCTGCCGCTGCATATTGCCAATCGTTTTCTGCTGTTCCGTACGGTTTTTGCACTTGTTGACCAGCCGTAGTCATAAACGCATCGCAAGCATCGCCTTGGATTAAAGTTGTGTCCAAAGTTGTATTAACACGACCACCAATTCTAACTGGTGCACCACTTGAAGCGGAAGAATGAGCGTTTGCCCCGTTAGAAACTCCTACGTTTAGGTTTGTCCCAACTGACTGGGCAATTTGATTTACAGCAGGCGCAAAAGGCGTTTGCATGAATTTAGAAAACGCTTGTATTGAACCACCAGTTATTGTAGTAGCAATTCTTAAGCGAATATATCTAAAATTTACAGGAAAAATATAGCCAGTTGCTGATGCTGTTGCAGTAATTGCAGCACTTATTGGAGTTCCTGTTGCTAAGTTCTGGTTATATACTAAAATGCTTTGAAAATTGACATTATCGTTTGATCCTTCAAAGATAAATGTTCCGCCAGTTGCTGTTGATACTACTTGGATCATTGCTGATCTGTAGCCAGTTGCGTCTGTTGCCGTTGCTCCTGCTGATGTAGATAAGATGTTGTTTACAACTGCTGTTTGAGCTGATTGACCAACAATATAAAGGTCTTGAACATTTTCGTTAGATAATGTTACTGGGATTGAATTTGCAGCAGAGGATTGACCTCTTGGGTTGGTTGAATTGTATACCGAAAGACCGCCTGACATATAAGTAAATGAATTATAGCAATAGTATTTTTACATTTACTCAATGTAATAAATCTTGCCGTGTTAATAAAAAAAATCAAGATTTTATTTTAATTCTTGATACATGCTTTGAAAAAAATTACTCCAATTTCTCCCTAGCTTTTCTTGCGCTGAAGGCAAACCAAAAGTTGCACCAGTTGTTTTGTAGCTTTTCTCAAAAAATGAAAACCAAACTGAATCAATCTCGCCATTTTCTTTTGCTAAAGGTTGCCCTGCATTTGGTACTCCTATATCAACTAATAAATCAGTTTTTATTGCTGTTTTTATTTGCTGAAAAAAAGTATTCCATTCAGGCTTTACAATATTATTTTTTTCCACAATTGGTTGTTGTATATTTGGCAAATTAATCATCTTCCGATTCAACCTCTACAAATGCTCCAACAATTTGAAATTTAGTTGGTTCGCTGTAATTAAGTTTGGCAATGAAAGAACGAGCTTTTCCACCAATCTTTGTCCAGAATACTTCTGTTAAAAAAGAACCTTCTGCCCCTACTGGCTGCCATAATTCATCCGTATAGGTTTTGCCGCCATTGTCAGAAAATCTGCCAACTAATTGTGGATCAATACCTTGTCCAGTTGCAATTCCAACTCCCGTGTCCATCATTACAACAAACTTATTTAAAGAGAATCTTGCAAAGTTTTTAAACATTGTTGTACCAATAATTTCTCTTTTAATTACTATTCCATTTTCAGTATAAACATCAGGGTCTAGTTCGTAAATAATTCCAGTTTGAAAATCACCCACCAAGTTCTTGCCTGCAAAGTAAGCTTGGCAGTTAGCTCTCCATCTTCCATCAACGCCTTGGTTATTTACGCTTTCTCTTTCGTGCCAAAGTTCAGTTGTAATATCATATTCCCAAGTCTTGTCTTCGCTTGGAAAGGTTAGGCAATAAAACTTATGCCCGTCTTGAACATAGGTAAAGCCAATTGCATCGTCAATTGTTGTATAAGTTTCTATTTCCTGAGAAATTGGAAAAGTTGAGATTGGTTTTAATTGATAGCCAATGGTTTGATAAACAATTCTATCATTTCCTAAAAAAAAGAATGAATTGTCCATCGTAGCAACTGAATATTTTGAAGCGCAGCCTTTTTCAATATAAACACCCTCTTTTCTTTGAAACAGAGGTGAGCCCGATCCAGTATTGTAAAATACTTGAATAATATCTTCTTTAAAAAACCAAAGCTCTAAATTGTTTTGATAAACTCTTACTATTTTTGAAGAGTTAGCTTCGACAGTTGCGGCGTTTAGAGCGTCCCAATTTTGAGTGGTATTGACATCTGACCATTGAAATTCATTGCTATTTAGCAAAGCGGATATTGTAAATCCGTCTAAAGTTGTAACCGATCCCGAATCATTAAAATCACCGTCAGTAATTTGAGTTAAAGAAGAAGCGGTTGGTGTGCAATAATAAGTGATGCCGTTTGGAAGCTCGATTGTAACTTGATCTCCGTTATCAGTCATTATTACATTGCCAATTTCTGTAGTAATATTCCCCAATAATGTTACTGTTTTTGAAGCATCTATTTTATAAACCTTATCTCCTACTACTACATAAAGATTTTCACCCATTACTCGCATTCCATAAACAGGCAAAGAAACCCCAGTATCTTTCCAAACAGTAAGCCCAGCAGTTCCTAGAACCATATTAGGAAAAGGGCTTGTTTGAGGAGTTATTTCGGCATAGCAATTCAACATTCTTTCTGCTGAAATTAAGCCGCTTTTTGCCTTATATGAATTTACTCCAAAATGGATTGGTTGAAGCATTATTGGTATAAATTATAGGTTGGTACAAAATAAACTGAGTCTTCTCTATCGTAACCTTTTAAATTACGAAGCATTTCATCAGCAGTCCTTTTAATCAATTCCGCTTTTGTTTTGTCAATTCCATAATCATAGGTAAGACGAGAAGCTAAACCAAAAGCTAGAGTCTCAGCCCATTCAATTGGAAAATCGGGATTGTCGTTTCCAGTTGTAAAATCAAAAAACATTTTCTGAAATGTAAATTTGATTGTGTTGGTTGCATCATCGGGAGCTTGGTATAAATACAAAGTGCCAGAACTTAACTGCTTATCGTAATAAAATTGAGTTGGCTGTCCTGTAACTTTTTTTTGAGAAAGATTAAAATAATCGCTTCTTGCTAACTCGTTTAAAGGCGTATCATAACTAGAAGAGTCTCTCCTTCTTGCTGATGTTATTGCTTCAGGACGAGTAATTTTAGCTTGATAAACAAAAACAGTTGCGCCACTTGAAACATCGTCTGTTAAGGCGTTAGTTAAATTAATTGTTGTTCCAGCAACACTTGCAACAGTTGTCCAAAAAATATCACCATCATCTTTCATTACACCGACAAAATAACCCGCAGTAAAACCAGTTGCGCTTGTAACTACAATTGCTGTTGCTCCACTTAAAGCAGCTGCACTTGTTGTTGTTTGTGTAAATGATTCGGTTGCGTTTGCGGTTGATCCGTCAATTAAATAGCTTTCTTGCCCTACAGTTAAAAACAAAGTTCCTTC